AAGTAGTCTGCCGCATTACCAAGAGATGAAGCTGTGTTGTTTAACTCAACATATCCGTATCTAGTCATGAATGACACAACTGGTTCGAATGATGATGGATCTAACACAACGCCACTTGACATCAATGGAATGTATGGGCAATAGAATGCTGCCGCATCTGATTCACTTGAGCCTTTGTAACCAACGATTACGTTTGCACCGTCGCCTGCATATGTGTTTACATATACTTTCATTGCATTGTTCAATGTACCAACCATTTTAGTGTTAGTTGGTGCTTCGAATGTACCTTCTGTTGTTCTTGCGAACGCTGAAGTTGTAGCTGACTGTAGGATAGTTAGTGCAAATGGTGATACCACTGCCCAGTTACCTGCGCCTCTACGTGTACGCTGTGCAATTAAGTTTGCTGCTCTGTTGATTTGAACTGCAAGTGCTGCATGCTCATCACCAACAAAAGTAGCTGTACCACTTACTGCTGCTTGGTCGTATGTTTCAACTGCTGTTCCACCTAGTGTATTAAGCGATGATAATACTTCTTGGTCGATTTCAGCTGTTATTTCCTGTGCTAAAGCAGCCATAATTTCTGCTTCAACGTCGATTCCATGCATTGACTGAGCGTCTTGTGCAGATTCAAAAGTCCAACGTGCTGATAGCTTACGTGATTTAGCTTCAACAGTCTGTTTTAAGATCTGAATTGACATTCTGTTACCAGCTGCACCTTCTAATGCTGCTGTTGACGCCGCTTTATCAGTAACTGCACCGGAATAACCTTCAGCAATTTTGAATGGGCTTAGTGCTTCTTCACCTGCTGTTGTGTCTGTTCCTGATGTACTGTTAAATGCGTCTGCGTAACGTACTCTCAATGTGTGGATTTGTCCCACAGGACCTGTCATAGGCTGTACACCAACTAATTCGTTAGCAATAACGGTTGGCATTACACGTCTGATAACGGGTAAAATTACTCTGTTAAGAGTTGCTACGTTGCCTGCGCTTGTTGCGCCTGCTGTAGCTGTTTCTGACAAATACTTACGTGTATTTTCCAGTGTTGCTGACATTACAGATTTCTTTGTGCCTGATAGGCCTTCAAGAAGTGCAGTTTTTGTGTCCAGCCAGCGACTTTCTAATAGTTCTGACATAGTTTTCTCCTTATTATAAACCAGCTAGACGTCTAATGTCAACGACATTATCATCTGCTTGTGAACTAGCGTTTGTTGTTATATTCTTATTGCCTGTTATTTCTGTGCCTTCTGTAATTACTGCCTTCTGCTTCGCTGGAGAGTTACCATCGATTACAGATGGTAGGTACTTATCAAATGCAGATTGTAGTCTGTTTGTCTGTACTGATTCCAGTAAATCTGACATGATGTCTTTCTGTGACTTGTTTAGTGGTCCAAGTAATCCATCAATTGTTTCTTTGCGTTCAGCTATTTGTGCCATACGCTTAACTTCGGTGCTCTTAGCTTCTGCTAATACTTTTGCTTTAGTAGCAAATGCTTTTGCCTCAGCTAGTTGTTTGTCTTTTACAGCAACTACTTTCATAAGTTTTGCAACTTCTGAATTCTCATTCAGATGGCTTGTTGCGTACTCAGATGCAAATGCTTCAAACATCTTACGACCGAAATCGTTTTTACGTGCTTCTTCTATATCTTCTTTCAATGCGCTAATTTCACCTTTTAAAGTGTTTTCAACGATTGCAGATACTTTGTTAGCACCTTTTGCTATGAAGTCTTTCTTGATTTCAGCAAATTTATTTTTAGCTTCTCTTACAAGTTTTACCTTAGTTTCAGCTAAATCTTTTTTGTCTTCGTGGAACTCTGCAATTTCTTTTGCAAGTGCATCAACTATGAAGTTCTCAAGCATGCTAAATTTATCAGCAATAGCTTTTTGATCTTCATGTAGCTCAGTAACTTCTGATTTTAGTGATTCCATTACAAATTTCTGCATTAGAGCTGCGTCTTCACGCATCTTTACTGCATACTTTGCTTTAGCTTCAGCTAACTGTTTGCGATCTTCTGCAAACTCAGCAATTTCTTCAGCTAAACGCTCTGAGATCATAGCATCGATAGCTTCAACCATAGTTGATTTATCATGCTCATATTTCTT